TAAATAACCTGATAAAGCCTGAATAATTGTAGTTCCTGTGGCTTGTAGGCTTGTAAACTTACCTGTAGATGGGTTTGCAGACCCTATTGGACTGCTATCAACGGTTGAGCCTGAAATACCAACCCCACCAATAGCACCACCTGTAATAGCTACAGAATTGGCATTTTCGTATGCCATCGTACCAAGAGTAGTACCTGGTTTGCCAATTAAGGCATAAATACTGTAGAACCAATCTCTAAATTGACGGGAACTAACATCTTGATTGGTTGGTGGTGGAGGAGCTAATGGCATTAATCTTCTTCTTCAGATGTGTCATAACACCAATTTTCGGCATATCCGTATTCTTGTAATTTTGGAATAGCGTGTTCCATGCCCTCGCCTACATCATCCCGTACATTCATACAGTCAGGAATCTCAATTTTGTCTACGTTTTTATAGGCACGTTCACAGGCTTGTTTAACGGTCTTTCCTACCCCGTTTGCCACGAGTACATAATCACCTGCCGTAACTAGGCTTGGACGGTCTACAATGCCGTTCTCGTCGTTCTGAGGGGCATTCCCAACCATTACCTCACATAGGGCGTAATTGTTAGACAAGGTGTCGGGCAAGCCATAGATAGGAAATCCACAATGGTCACGCCCTGTAGTCTTAGACCTAGGGTAATCCCCAATAGGGATAACAATGCCACAAGCAGTGTCGTAGCTAACTTTGAGAGTATCTTTGCCATTTAATAAGTCACACATCCAATCGACAACAGAGCCTTTATGAACGGCTTGTTGAATGTTAAAGAACGGCCAACCTAACCGCATAGTCCATTCTAATGGTCTAGGTTCACCCTTTTCATCAATAATGAAGGCTAAGTCTACAAATCCAGTGTGTCCAATGTAACAAAGGTAATCTTCAAAGCGTTTGAGGGTGTCGTTAAATAGGTTAGATTCGGTGCAATATTTGAGGACTGTGCCTTGCTCACCGGTATTACAGCCATAGTTACCTGACATCAGCTTCTTATGTTCAAAGCCCTCTGTAACGTTCTTATTAAATCCATTAGGCCCAATCCAAGCACCTACTCCAAACTCTATGCCTGGAACAAACTCTTGAAGGATGAAATCCCGTCTTTTACCTGTTTCTTTCCAACGTTGTAACATGAAGACCATGTCTGCAGGTGATTTAGATACATAAGATAGAGCTTTGTCTGCATCACCACTGGGTTTAGAGACGTATCGTTTGGGATTAGCTTTAACAAAGTCAATAGCTGAGTTGTAGTCATGAAATTCAAAAGATGGTATGACGGATAATCCCGCCTTTTTCATAATGTCCTGACCATAATCTCGGTCAAGTTCTAATTTGGCACCTAATTGGTTTGTCCCAATGATTGGATAACCTTCTTCATGGTATTTTTCCAACCTACGCATTTCAAATGCGTTATCTGACAAAACAATTAAATCGGCTTGTTTTATGTATAGTTCCCAATTAGTAACTTGGTCAATAATGCCCTTACCAATTTTGGAACGTTCTTGACCGTGTGGACGTATATATTGCTTGACGGTGTGTCCTTCTGCAAGACAACGTACGCCAAAGTCAACTAATGCACCAGCAGGGTCAATAAGTAAAATAAACATTATTTAGTTTTCTTTTTAGATTTACCAGCTTTAGACAAAGCAATAGCAACTGCTTGTTTCTGTGGACGACCTTCTTTAACAAGTTTAGAAATATTCTTTCCAACAGTTTCTTTAGAACTACCTTTTTTGAGTGGCATATTATTGTCCTTCCATTATTTGTACACCAGTTTCAGATGCTTGAGCACCTGCAGTCAATACACCTGTACGTATTAATTCATTTCTAACACGTTCTAACATTGGGGTTGCATTACCACCCTTTTTACGGATAGCTTCTACCTCTTTTACTAGCTTTCTAAATGGTGCCATCTCTTTTGGAGTAGCTAGTTCAGAATCAACTAATAAATTATCAATACGTTTAAACTCTGCATCTAATTTCTCTACAGGAGTATTAGACAACTTTTCTTTAATGGCTGCAGCTAATTGTGGTTTTAATTCAGGGTCTTTAGCAATCTGTTTAGCAATAGTTTGAGCTTTGGGAAGACTGCCATACTGAGACACAATAAACGGTATTTTGTCTTTAGCTTCAGCATCTTTTTCAAGTTTGAATGCGGAACGATAATTCTTTTCAGGGTTACCCAATCCATTCTTTTCAGCCCATGCTGCAAATGAGGTGCGTAACTGTTCACGAATATCTTTGTCTAAAGTAGCAGATATAGCTTTTTTACCTTCTGCAACAGTTGGTTGCCAGTTGCGAATAATATTGTCCACTGTTTGTGCGTAACGCTGTCTTGAGCCAAGGCTACCCATATCGCTACCAAGGGCTTGTTTTAATCTGTTGAAGTCTTGATTGCTAATACCGCCTCCATCAGGCCCAATTTCAACTAATGGTTGTAAAGATTTTAAAAAGCCTTTGTATTCAGGACTTGCAGAAAATCTTTCATTGACAGGCAATTTATTTGTAACTTGGTTAACGCCTGTATAAAATTCAGTACGCAATGCGTCAGATACAGTTTCACTTGGTTTTAATTCTCTTGTAACGGCAGTTTCACCAGTTGGTTCTAGTCTAGATGGTTTAACACCAACACCTGGCACTCTCGTATCAGTGCCTGGCACCATAACTTCTTTACCAGTTGTAGGTTCATAAATAGGAACCTTTTTACCGAAACCATATTGGTCTTTTAATGCTTGCTGAGTCTCTTGTTCAAACTTGTCAGTTATTTCACCCTCAACTCGACCTGTAGGTTTACCAAATATTTGTGCTTGACGAGCCGTGGCTTGTTGAGCTTTGATTTCAGGCGATTGACCAAATATGCCACCAGCATAAGAAGCGGCTAAAGGAATATTACCTTTACCTGCATAGTATGCGGATTTGATTAAGTTAGTAGTAGATTGGGTTAGTTTTTGACCTACAACATCACCAATACCAGCAGATAACATTTCTAATGGTAATTTTACAGCAGTAGGAGCACCAACAGATTCTGCCGCTTGTTTAACTACATCGCTAGTCACTCCACCAGTAAAACCACCCATCATACGTTGTGAAGGTGGTACTAGTTCCATCGCCATACCAATAGGACGAGTAGATGGGATTGCAGACAATACTTTAGGTAGTGCGTATCCTGCTGCAGCACCAAATCCACCAGCACCAAAAGCCTCCGTAATTCTTTCTTTTGGAGACAGTTGTGTAGGAGTTGTAGGCTCCAAAGATACTTCTTGACCTGTACGCTTACCAATACCTTTAACAACGGCTTCAGGCAACGCTGTAGCTCGTTTAAGAATATCCTTTACAGAATACTTAGAAGAAGGCTCTTCAGCTTTTTGTTCTGTTACAGGAATGCCGCCAAACTCATCAGCACCAACTGGAATACCACCAAATTCATCAGCCATTATGGTTTCCTATATTTTTTACCATCTTTACCAAGGTAAACGGTGCCACTTGGTAGTGCATCAAATTGTTCTCTTGTAGTTACTGATTGTGAAGCAGGTTTAGTTTCTGCAGGTTTTTCAGCAGGGATTTCAGGACGCTTAATAGTTGCTGGGTCAATACCATAACGCTTGGTAGCTTTACGGTCAGATTCAGCCAATCCACGATATACCGTAACCGCACTCTTTGGAGATAATCCTTCTAGCCCTAAAACATCCTTTTGTAGGCGTAATTCTGATACTAGTACACGACCACCACCAGATGCTGCTAAAGCACGGGCATTAATAACGTCAACTGCTTTTTTAGCAATTAAACGGGCTGCAGCTACTTCATCTTTAGGAGCACCACTCTTTTCAAGTTTATCTGCTTCTTTGTTGATTAATTCAGTAGCTGCACCAGCATCCATACTGTCATAACGAGAAGGAAGGAACTTATCAAAATTCTTGTAAAAACTAGCTACTAAACCAGCAGAGGCAGGATTCTGTTGAATTAATGTTGCCAACTCATCTGTTAATTCGGCTGCTTCTAATTTGGATGAAACTGCAGGAACTTCTTTAGCACCTAACTTTTTAATTTCAGATTCAGGAATATAGTTTTTTAATCCTGCAACTTGTCCTTTAACATCTTTAAATTCTTTAGAATCGCCTGTACCATTTCTAAGTAATGCCTCTAAACGTTGTTGTTGTAAGTCAGCAGTTTTCTCTTTACGCAATTCATCACGTCTTGCACGGTCTTCTTTTTCAATCTTAGAACGTGCTTCAGGAGACATCATGCTTAATACTTTTTGTTTAATTTCAGGAGTCCATACTTCAGGAATTCCTTGTGGCATTGGGATACCAGTTCTACTCAAAGCATCTTTAACACGTTGGTCATAATCTGTTTGGCTATTAGCGTTGTATACCGACTCAAGAGCATCGTCCATAGACTTTTGATACTCTTTTTTGGCGTTTCCAATATTTTGAGTAGCAGTAGTCTGTAAACGACGTGCTTCAGACATCAAGTTAGCATAATTCTTGGAATCACCCATAGCACGAGCCATGTTAGCTTCTTTAACCATTTTTGCAGATGCAGCCAAGTCTTGTTGTGAATTAATAGCTTGTTGGTTAAATAATCCTGCTGCAGTAGGTATTCCATCTTCTGTAGCTAATTTATAAGTAGGTGGCAATACGCTTGAGGTCATTTTTGCTAATGGTGCTTGACCTGCTACTCCTGCCATTTGAGGTAATGCTTTTTGAGCCTGTTCCGCTTGCATCTCTTTGTATGCTTGCTCAGTCTCCATAGCTTGCATTTCAGCTTGCTTACGTTGCATAGGAGCTTGCACCATAGTGGTATATGGGTCAAAACCACCTAATTGATATAGTTGTGTATCTGCTAATGCCATAATTTATCCTAGGCTACCGAAGGAGATGGTTGGTTATATTTTGTATACAAAGTCGCTAGTGGGTCTAATACGTTAGCTGCTCCAGCAAAGATACTTTGAGCACCCATACCACCAACGTTAGCTGCAGTTTGTGTTCCGTAAGCAGGAGATTGTCCTGCACCTGCTAATTGTGCAAGTAACGCCTGTTGGTCTTTTAATTGACTTGTAGCGTATTGTTGTCCCATTTGACCAGCTTGTACCAAAGCACCGCCACCAACTAGGCTACCTTGAGCCGCTTGTTTGGCTTGCAATTGTTGCATATAGTTTGCCAAGTTAAATTGATAACCTGGTGTAGATGTAATTGTGCTTGGGTCTTGCATTAAGTTTTGTAATTGTGCGGCATAACCTGGTCTATAAGCCCCCATAGGGTCAGCACGTCCTTGTAACTGTCCTGAGCGTTGCATTCCTGCAATACCACCAGTTAGTTGTCCTACACCACCAATTAGTTGAGCACCTGTTTTAGCGTAACCAGCAAGGTCAGCAAGTCCGCCCGCACCAGACTGAACCATTCCCAAATCTGCAGGGTTTACACCACCAGCAATAGCGGCAATAGGGTCAGAAAAACCAAGTTGAGAAGCCAATACTTCTGGTGTTTTAGCAACTGCAGGGGATACAGCACCACCCATAGTTCCTAAATCTGCACCGACACCTCCAGCTATACCTGGGGATGCACCACTGCTGACAAATCCTGCCGATGCAGAACCTTCTACGGCACCTAAATCGGCTATTGTTGTAGCTTCAGGTAATCCTAATGTGGCTGCGTCTACAACACCAGCACCTATAGCTTCTGCTGCAGAACTAAATCCTAATCCAGCTGCTGTAGCGTCTGCTGCGGCTACTACTCCTGCATCTAGTATTGTTTCGCCTACAATTGCTGCTGCTGTAAATCCCATAATCTATCCAATCATCTTAGTGAACACTCGTTCAGTTTCTATATATCCTAAACGGTCAAAAATTGCTCCAACATCGTGGTGTACTTTAGTGTTCATTGAAACCCGTTGGACACCATATTTCTTTAGGATTTCCTCAGTCTTGATGAACAATTTTACACCAGTCAAGCCTTTTCGATAATCTTTTGTTATGTAAAATATATCATTAAAGGCGGTTAAACTATCTTTATAATGCAAATGATACTTAATAATACAGACGCAATAGCCTATTAATTTGCCATCGTCACGGGCTGTAATTACCCGCATTACACCTGAATTACACAGGCTCTTGTAAAGCCCATAATCAGGATTTAACTTAATAGCGTCTTTGTTTAATGCTATTTCCTCGTAATGGTCGTTTAATAACGGTTTAATTTCGTCAATAACATCATTAAACTGCTCTTCTTTATATTCAATCACGTATCCCCCACGTCAACGTCAACTTCGAAATACTCTAGTCTAAGGGGAACATTGTCAGAATGCAATAGGTCAAATGCCCGTCTACGCCCTTGTCCTAGTCTATTTACTTCAGATTTAGCGGTATTTAGATTAACGTTCTGCCATGCAGAAAAGGTTTGGTAGTCATCACTGGTATAGCGTAATAAAGCATAGGAATCTACCTTGTCTCCGACTATTTGCACTTGTTTCCAAAACTTACGTAAATTAGTGCCTCCATCAATCAATGGAGTCCTTGCAAAGACGTTTATAGGGTTGCCATAGTCTTGGTAGGTGTTAGGGTCAAACTGATAGATTTCACCGACGTTAACGTGCTGTAATAGGTCTAAATTATTGTATTTTGTATAAAACTGGCCTTGGAAGTAACCCTCTACGTTGTTCTCTACAGTTGTCCAATATGTCCACCCTGACTGTGCAAAGTCATATACTAGGGTATACCCTAAGTCTCTCAGGGTTAATACGTATAAAGAGTGTCCTGAAATCTTAATACTAAAGGCATAAGACTGTGCTGGGTCACAACGGTTTAGAATACGCTCAATGTATTGGTTAGAAATAATTTGAGGCGATTGCCCCGACATAGCCATTATTTGAAAACCCTTTTGTTTTGCAGTAGACATCCAAATAAGGGTATTGTCCATTTGGACAAGTGAATGATTTGCTGCGGCTCCAAACTGGATTACAGCGTTCTGATAAGGTAAGAATGGACTGCCTGGGGATGTACCAGCGTCATAAAAGAACTCAATGGTCTGTGTACCAAAAGCACAGATATAGTTAATTGTCCGTCCAATAGCTACAAGAGAATCTGCATCGGATACTACTCCAATGTAGTTAATTGCTTGCCATGTAGTAGGGTCTTCTACGTTTGAATTATAAAGTAGCCCAGAAGGAGTCCCAACGACATAATATCCGTCCACAAACACCGCACCTGTAACAGTAACAGCAGGATAAGAAGTAGTAAAGGTAAGAGTAGGGGTTCCATTAGCTGTAGCATTTTGACTTAAAGTTAAAGTAGTACCAAATACAGTTAAAACATAAGTGCCAGCTTGAATACCTGTACCTGACACCACCTGACCAACTTGAATTAATGCGTTGGCTGCAGATAATGTTACTGTAGGACTACCGGTACCAGTAGTACCTGTTTGCGTTGTAATGGTGCCAGCAAGGTCAATAATGGTGCCTGATGCTAGAACATAGACGTATCCATGATTCTTATTTTTAAAAAATACTTGAGTTTGGTCTACCGAAAATACAAAGTCATACGAATCGGTGCCATCCACAGTTCCTTTAGATACATTGTTGTCATAGAATGTAGTTCCAACAATGCTAAGTAAGTGACTACCAGCGGCAAAGATACCAAGTCCTACTCCTGGGGTTGGGGGTGTTGAATAAGTTTTAAGACCAGGTCGTTTGACAATTGAAGTAGATTCTTTCTTTTCTATTTCAATAATGGCATTACCGACCTTTGAATCTTTAGTGAGGGTTCCATCCCTTGAGCCTATGTTATGACCGCAGGGGATTCTAGAAACTGCCATAATTAGCTGTAATAACGATTAGAAGGTTGAAATGAGGTGCTTGCTTCTTCTTGGCTCCAATCAGTCATCACTTCTTCTAATTTCATAGCACGTTGAGCTAGTTCGGCACGTACCTGTGCAGGAACACCATACTCAAGAGCTAATTGGTCAGCTAATCCAAACTTTAAACAATTAAACCACTCAGAAGGAAAGTCAGGAATTGCGTTTGGGGTAAGGATGTCATCTACAGGCATTTGAACCTGAAGGTGGATTGTATATCCTGTAGCCGATGGGGTGTCATACACATACAACACACCATTGTTTAACTGTGGGTCATAGTAGACTTGATTTGGAATTCCCTGTGAAGGCTTGTAGCCCTGTTGCATATACTCTTGGCGAGACATAACCATTAAGGTAGTATCTTGGTTACTTGGGTTGCGAATAAACGCCATAACAACCCTTAAAGGTCGTGTGCATACCACATCACCTGTTGGGCCAAGGTTATAAGTATTCTGTCCAATTACCATAGGAACTTGTAGGTCTTCTACTTTCCATAATGGCATACCTTTGGTCTGTAACTGTTTAATGTACAGGTTTAAGGCTTGTGAACAATTGTCGTAATCAGAAGGGGTGGGTTCATCACCCGCACCAATAACGCCTAATACACGCAAGGCACCTTGGATGACTTTGTCACGGGATTGAGTGTATACGGCTGTCATATCAACCTACCAATGCAGTTACTTCATCTTGGGTTAAACCAAGTGCAGTTAGTTTAGCTAGTGCAGAAGCCTTTGTATCAATGCTTGCTTGTGCATTAGATTGGGCTTGTGCAGTTACAGCTTGTAGGTCGTAAGCTACTTCTTTGCCGTCTGCATCGTAAGCAATATCGCCTACTGTGCTACGAATTTGTGGATATAGTTTATAAAGTGTTTCTGCTTGTTCGTTATTTATCATTGTGCAATTTCCAAAAGAATAATTGAAGCACCAGCACCACCCACATTATAAGTAACAGTTCCACCATAAGTAGATTTAAAATAAACAGTATATGTAGTTGCCGATGTAGTTGCTGGAGAATCAAGATAATTAAATGCAATAGTTGCCAAAGAAACACTACTTGCGGCATAAATAGAACCAAATGCTGTGTTTGGTGCAATGTTTGTGCCACCTCTATACATGGTTAAATCAATTCCATAGTTTGCAGTATTGTTATAACAAGGTGCGGCATGAAAAATTAAAACTTTGCTAGTTGAAAATTTAGGTGTAATTGTTGCTGAAAAACTTGTAGTCACAAAGGAAGTGTTTGAAGTTGTTGCATTTGATGTTGATGTAGCTTGAACTACTTGCAAAACTACTCCAGCACTAGCTTGTGTAGTAGCGTTGTTAAATGTAAGACCATTAGTCCCATCAATAATCATACTCATGGCAAAGTCCTTACATAAGTTTTACCTTGTTCTATGGTCATAGTATTGCCGTCTGCATTTTTTAGGATAGATTCATCAGTATTAGTATTTAGGCTAAATGAATCACCATCTTCTACAACTGAACTGCCAGGTTGTTGTTCTAATACGGCTTTTTTAAAGGTTTGGTAGTCTGTGTTTGCTGGGTCTAGTGGAATACAAGCCATATCCGATAGTCTGCGAACCATACATAATTGCCCATAATCATTATTAAATAATTTATACATTT